TGCTACTTCTTGAAATTTCTTTTTGGCTTCCTCTAGTTTTTTATCATCTAGATCAGCTACCTCATCATAATCTAATATAATTCTATTATCTTCAGCCATGGTTTCTACGTATAATATTTATATTCTCTAGGCATTCTTACTTCGTCCGTAGGCTCATAATCAAAGTCAGCTGAAATAAAATTACCTTCCCTATATCTTAACACAGCTTGTGTGGTACTGTCCACGAGGTCGTCATTATCCCCGTGAGGAAATGCTGCGCATTCTTCAATGACTTCATGAGCGAATTGCTTACCTTCTGGGTAGAAAACCATACCAG